TTACTTTTGGGTGGATTGATGGAAAATTATATTGGACGGATCAAATTATTAATAGAAGACAAGAATCTGTAGAAATCAATAATGTAGATATTAATCCAAGAAATACTGGAAATAAAGATGAAAGAGTTTTAACTCATGGCGAACTTGGAAAAATAAATCATCTGAAAAAATATAATGAAAATGGAAATGAAGAAGATGTAGACAATAGAATAGACTTTGATTATCCCGGAAGATTATGGAGAAAACTCAAAGTTGTAACTTTTTGGAAATTTCCAAAGGAACAAGATATGCCTGAGATATTAAAAGAACTTGGTAATGCTATAGGAGAAAAAATTTATGGAAATCCTGAATGGCGAATAGAAGTAAGACAAGAAGGAAAAATGTATGGTGGAGTATTAATTCCTGCAACCGAATATGGAGGAAGCGATCAAGTAGATGCTAAAGAATTAGCTCAACAACATATTGCGTCTCCATTAAATAAATTAAAAAAACCAAATTCATCTGCATATTTTAATAGTAGAGACAAAAAATCTAAACCACTTGCATGGAAACAAGCGATGTATGCTGAAAGTTTTTATCCACAATTAAACGAAAATCCAAATGCAGTAATAAATCCTGAGACTTGGGAAAAGCGTAAAGATAACCCAAACTATACTCCGGTAAGATCATTAACGCCAGGTAAAAATGAAATCGGATATCACGATGACGAAGGAAACGTCCCATTTGGTTTTTATGGCCCAAATAAAGAATTAGTTACTGGCACTAGAAATACTACTCACCCTCAATTATGGAGAAGAGCTGTTAAATTATTACAAGTAGAAGATGATATAAAGAAAATGTCACTAAAAGAAATTGGAGAAAAATGGGGATTTGAAAGAGGCTGGTGTGCAGGACGAGCATTTCCAGAATTCAAGGTTCTTACTTTTTGGAAATTTCCTAAAGACTATTCAGAATTAATGTATGTAGTAGATGCTCTTAACAAGAAAACAAAATTAAAGATAGATGATTCATGGGTAGTTGAAATTCCATCTGGAGAATTTACTAAAGCAATAGAAAGCGGTGGTGGCTCATGGGGTTCATGGCGTCCTAGGGTAGGCCAACAAAAATTTATTCATTTTCCAGAATATAAAGGAGGACACTCTAGATCTGAAGAAGATATGGCCCAACAACATATTATGTCTCCAATGGATCCAAGAAAAAACAGAAAAGTTCCTAAAACAGGAAAAGTTAAAGGATTAGATAGATTAAAATTTAGACAAGCAATGTATCAAGAAAGTTATTATCCTAGATTAAAATAAAAATATTATGACAAAGTTTAAATTAAATTTAAAAGAAAGAATAAAAACAAAACTATTTTGGATGGAATTTTTATTATTGTGTTCATTAATATTTGGAATTGCTTATAATATATGGCCGGCCCATTGGTTATATATAGCTACATTTATTTCATGGGTACCTGTTTTATTAGTTTTAATAGTAGCTATATTATTTGCATGGATTATTAATCCAATACAATCTCTTATTAAAAAGATAAAAGAAAAACATAAAGATGTGGTGGATTAGTCTTATTTTATTAGTTTTTGCTGGAATAATGAATTCTATAATGGATGTTCTAAAAACAAGATTTAATAAATCAATATTTGTTCATAGAAAATCTGCTAATTGGATTGATCCTGCAATGTCTTGGCCAAATAAATGGAAGAATGGAAAGAAAACTGAAGGAGAAAGATTTTTTGGTTCAAGCACCCTTCTAGTATGGCTTACAGATCTTTGGCACCTGGCTAAATTTTTTATGATTTTATCAATTTCATTAGCAATAGTTCTTTATCAACCAATAATAGGGTGGTATGTAGATTGGTTTATTTTATATTGTTCATTTACCGTAACATTTGAGTTATTTTTTAGTAAAGTTTTAATTAAGACTTAATATATGAAAAAACATGAAAATTAAAGGAGTCTTCATGACTCCTTTTCTATTTTCTTAGATATATAAAATAAAACTAAATGAAATATCACTATTCATATATTACTACTAATATTATTACTGGAAAACAATATGTAGGTGATCACTCTACTAATAATTTAGAAGATGGATATTTGGGAAGTGGAACTTATTTATTAAGAGCTATTAAAAAATATGGTAAAGAAAATTTTAGAAAGAAAATTTTAGAATTTTTTTCGTCTAAATCACTAGCTTTTAGTAATCAAGAAAAATGGATTAATGAATATAATACATTATCTCCAAATGGATATAATTTAAGTCCAGTAGGTGGAATTGGAGTGCCTAACTCATTTCATAGTGAAGAAACTAAAGAAAAAATTAGAATAGGTAATTTAGGACAGAAAAGATCCAATATAACAAAACAAAAAATATCAACTACTCGCAAAAACAATAAGTTAGCAGTAGGAGAAAATAATGGAATGTCTGGGAAAAATCATTCAATTAAAAGTAAAATTTTAATTGGGATAAAAAGTTCAGAAAGAAATATGACTGATGAATCTAAACATAAAATTAGTTTAACAACAAAGGGAGAAAATAATGGGATGTTTGGAAGAAATCATACATTAGAAACTAAAGAAAAAATAAGAAAAAAGTTATTAGGAGGAAAAGTTTCTGAAAAAACTAAATTAAAACATAAAAGACGAGATAATTGCAAATATTGTGGGTTTGAAACTAATATTTCTAATCTTAATAGATATCACAATGAAAATTGTAAATATAAATAATAAAAGATGATTGAAGAAATATACATAAGAAGTCCGCAAGATCCTAACTTTAAGTTAAATGTGTTACACCACTCCGATCCTATAGAGAGTATTATTTCCAAGATAAAAGTAATTTTTGGCACTCGTCAAGGAGAAGTGTTTGGAGATCTTAATTTTGGATTAGGAATAGAAGATTTAGTATTTGAAACTCGAATCAATAAAGTTCAATTAGAAGAAGATATAAAAAGGCAAATAGGCCAATATGTTGATGAAAGTGCTAAATATAAAATTGAACCAAAAGTATCATTTGGAAAAGCAGATGGCTATGACTATTGCGTCATAGATATTTATATTGATGAACAAAAAACTTTTGGAATACTTGTGAAGTGAGATATATAAAATAAAAATGAATTTTGTATATTTAACAACTAATTTAGTTAATGGAAAACAATATGTAGGATCTCATAAAGGAGATATAGATGATAATTATTTAGGGAGTGGAAAAATTTTATTAAACGCTATTAAAAAATATGGGAGTAAAAATTTTAAAAGAAAAATAATAAAAGAATGTAATTCTTTAGATAATTTAAAATTAGAAACTAAATACATTAGCGAATATAATACTCTAGTACCAAATGGATATAATATATTAAAAAATGGTGGGCATGTTAATTGGACACCTGAATTAAGACAAAGATTATCTGATAAAAATAAAGGAAAGATATTATCAAAGGAACATAAGAAAAAAATAGGTGATTCTTTAAGGAATAAAAAACGCGATCCAAAAATTGGAAAAAAAATAAGTGAAACACGAATTAAAAATAATTCATATATCGTAAATGATTTAACTAAAGAAAAAATAAGAGCTGCAAATTTAGGAGAAAAAAATCCTAATTGGAAAAAGCCTAGATCTGAAGAAACAAAAGAAAAAATAAAACAGGGAAATTTAGGAAAAACCAGAACACAAAAACAAAGAAATAATATGAGTATTGGACAAACCGGTAAAAAATTATCGGAAGATCATATTAATCAATTACGAAAAAATGGTAAGAAAAATAAAGGGAAAAAACATTCTAAAGAATCTAAAAATAATATGAGCAAAGCTCATATGGGTATAAAACAAAAGAGAATTATTTGTGAATATTGCAAAAAAAATATAGCTGTTAATATATATGCGAGATTTCATGGAGAAAAATGTAAAAATAAAAATATTTAATATGGCATTCGGACCAAATATATTTAAAACTCAACGAATTCGTTTATCTGAATTATATCAGGATTCTGTAAATTATTTATCATCAACTTATGGTAATGTAGGGCAATACTTTACAATGGCTTCTCCTATGGGGCAGTTATTACAAGTGATGTTGAATTATGGAAGAATGATTTTATTTTATATTGAAGATTCAATTACAGAATTAAACATAAAATCAGCTTCTCGTCCTACAAGCGTTAGAGGTTTAGCTGCTTTAACTGGGCACAATCCTTCAAGAGCTATGGGCGCAAGAGGTACTCTTACTTGCACATATAATGGAACTTCTATTGATGCATATGCTAGTACAATCACTATTCCTAATTATACAACATTAACAAATAAATCAAATAGCTTAACTTATACGGTAGTACTTCCAGGTGAAGAGGCAAGAATTAATTTAACAAGTGTTAATAATTTCTTAGATCTTAATATTTTACAAGGAGTAATTGAATATCAACAATCAACCGGAACCGGTGATCCTTTACAATCATTTAATTTTGCTACTAAAAAAGGAGCTTCTATAGATAATTTTTTTGTAAATGTATATGTTAATGGAAAACGTTGGCCAATACAATCATCAATATTAGATATGGTGTTTGATCAGGAATCATGTATGGTTAAAACAGGCCAAACTGGAGGAATTGATGTATTTTTTGGAAATGGATATAATGGAAAAATTCCACCTTTAGGAGCAACAATACTGGTTGAGTATCTTATAACTGATGGTGACTCTGGAAATATTGATACACAGAATCAAAATGCTAAAGATCAATGGATTTTTACTTCTAATGGTTATGCATTAAATGGAGAACCTGTAGATTTAAATAAAATTTTAAGTATTACTGTTAAAAATGCTGTTTTATTTGGAACTTTAGATGAACCTCTTTATCTTACTAGATTACTTGCTCCACATACATCTAGAAGTTTTGTTTTAGCAAATGCTAATAATTACATTTATTTTCTTAGAAAATTAAATATGTTTACTATAATTGATGCTATTCCTGGATTTGCAACATTTAACGATCAATACGCTTTAGACAAATATAATCAAGCTAAATCTGCGCAGGAAATTATTAATTCTGAATATTTAAATTTAGTTGCTACCTATGGTGTTAATTCTACACAAGCGAAAGCGAAAAAAGAATCTTTAGATGTAGCAAATAAAAAAGTATACCAAACACAAGAGACTATAAATGAACAAAAGAAAGATGATAATACAGTTTATTTGTTTTTAATTCCAGATGTTAATAAAAGAATATCACCAGGAATTAATTATTATGATGCTCCTATTTCTTCATTTAAACTTCAGCCAGGAGAACAAACAGCATTACTTGATTTAATAGAAGAAAGTGGCCAAAGAGTAGTTACAATAGATAATGCAATTTTAGAAATTCAATATCCACAATTTGTTCTTAATATGTCTCTTATACTATGGGATGGATATGAATATGATAATGTCAGAGAATCAATTATAAATGTAACCTCTGATTATTTCTTAAAAAATACAAGAAGAGACAGAATTCCAGTTTCAGATATTGTTAGAATAGTCGAAGGCGTTGAAGGAGTGGATTCTGTAAATGTTTGGTTCGACGCAGATAAAAATAATTTTGATATTTATAGAACACATTATGGTTTAGATGATTATGGAGATATTATTTTACAAAGATATGTAAAAGATGCATGGAATAATAATGTTCCAATTAAAGATGTATATGCATTAATTAGAGGTGGATTCGAAAGTTATAATGGTGTTGAATATGAAGATGGAACTGCTAAAAATAAACTTTCTACTATTAATATACAAGTAAGAGGTTATACTCCTAAGGATTTAAATGAAGAAAATAATCAAGCAATTTTAAATAACGTAGGAACAAACGCATGAACAAATATGAATTAAACGTAGATGATCAGGAAAAAAGACAACTTCATAAGATTCGTCCTTCCTATCTTACTCAAGCTAAACACTTGAATGACAATTTCACTAATTTAGGCTATGATTACTCAGGTAAACTGCTTAAAAATGGAACCTCTCCAGAACTATGGGCTAATCCTCAACAAATTACTCTATATGCAAGACTTGAGGGTTTAATCACTTATGTTCTTGAAAGTTCCAAAATGATTAAAAAATGGTATTCCATTGCACATTCTAAAAATACAACACTAATAAATTAATATGTATATAGACAATTGGAAAATATTTGATAAACACGGTTCACCATTGAATTGGTCTCCAGATCCATTTTTACCTTTAAGCTTTTCTTCTGCTACAGGAAAAGGAGCAACTGGTTATTTAATAACTGATACAAGTGGATATATTAATGGTTTAGAAGTAACTAATTCAGGATTTGATTATACAGATCCAACAGAAGTTTATTATGAATTCACTTTTGGAAATGGAACAGTAGAAATTTCTAATGATGTTTCTATTAGTTACGTAGATGTTTCTATATTTGATCCAGATGGAAGAACAACTACAGGTATTGGAGATGTTTCAATTGGAGATGTTTCAGGAAATTTTCTTTATCCAGCAACTACTTTCTCAAGTGCCATATTTCTAAAACCAGTTTCACAGGGTCTGGTTGAAACTGAACATTTGTATATTTTAGAAGAATTCCTTTCCGGATTAGGTCGACCATATGATGCATCTAATCCAGAATTATATGTACAAATGGTAGGGGAAGATGACGAAATTAAATTATTTACAGTAGATGAAGATTTAGCAGATATAACATGGACTAATTCAGTAACTTTTGATTTAAGCGAACGGGCTCCATCTACTCCATTAACTTTAAATATTGGATTTAGATCTGATGATGAAGGTGTTTATGAAAGACGTTTAAGATTTTACCATATAATAGATGGAAAATATTATCTTTTAGGAGAGATATTAGTGAATGCAGAATCAATTGGAGAGGATGAAAGATTTAGAACGCTGTTAGGAAACTTTGGTTTACCAGATCCAAAAGATTTTCCAAGATTATTTAAAGAAGCTGATATTAATGAAGCTTTACCAGATTATGAAATAGTAAATCCAAAGTCAAAACAAATGATTTTGGAACATGATGAAATTATTCCATATATCGGAACTTATAAAGCATTAATAAATGCTATTAAGTGGTTAGGCTATGAAGATATTTATGTAAGAGAATGGTTTAAAAATGTTAAAGAAAACAAAAAACTTTCATTAATAGTTCCTTATAATGCAAAAGATAGAACTCAAACTATTCTTAAATTTTCACCAGATGAAAGAAAGGTTCTAAAAAAATTAAATCAACTTTCACTTAATTATTGTATCACAAGAGAAACCGGAGAGATTGATGAATGGGGAACTCCTGAAACTGAGAATTGTTATGAATATAGTATAGAAGAAGTTTTTATTAAACTAGTCGCTCTTAAAAAATGGTTAGAAAAGAATATCATAGGAGTTAATGCAAGAATCATTGATATCACAGGGGAAGGTATTTATTTTGAAAGATACATTAACCTTGTGTGGTCAACTGATAATGTAGGATATGATTATAGAGAAGAACAATCGTTAACTCCAAAAACTGTTCCAGATTTTTCAGAATTATCGCAAGGTGAATCTTCTATTAATATGACATTATTAGAATTTGAACAATCAAGAATAGGTGATAATGAATATAGATTTTATGATTATATCAATTATGTATGGAATCCAAATGATCCAAGTGTTACATTAAGCCCGGATGATCCTTCATATTTAGCAGATCCTTCATCTTATTTAGAAGTTGGTCCACCATTAGGATTTCCATTTGTTTCTATTAAAGATATTCAATGGAAAGCTTTAGTAGAGAAACCATTTTCTGGAACTGTTCCAGAAGGTTATGTAACTAATCCACTTTGGGTTTATGATAACACTATAAAATTTTATAATGTATTTGATTCATCTACAATATTTTATGATTCTTCAGTTAATCTAAGAGTTATAATGGAAGAAGGGTATATTAGAGATGCTAGTAATAATGATTGGGAAAATTCTATAGAATATTCTATTTACCCAAATGATTATATCAGATTGGATTCTTCAGTAAGAAAACTTTTAACTTATTATGGAATGTATACTGTAGAAGATGGTTCAGGTATTTTATATACTGATACATCAACATTAGCATATAATGATTCTGTAAATCCGATTAGCTTTTTGGTTGAAGTAAGTACCTATGTAGATACAGATACATCTACTAAAATATTATCTCCTCAACAAGAAGGTTATATGATTGAATCTTCTACAGGAGAACTTTATGAGTATGCGGATTATTTTTGGTTAGCTCCGGATACTAGTGGACTTTTACAATATGCAGATGATGAATTATATAGAGTCCCATTATTAAGTTTCAAAAATTATTATACATATGACGAAAATGAATTAGATATTCCATTAGTAACTGATAAATTATATCATTTAGATATATTAGATGGTAAAATATCAATGGATGTTAGTACTAATCCAGATTTAAGACTTTACATTAATTTTAATTATGATACAAGTTTAAGTGAACAAAATATTCAATTAAATGCAGAATATATTTCTCCAAGAATGCCTCTATATGTAGTTGATCCTAGTAGATATTACTGGGCAGATCCTTCAGGATTAAGTGGAGGAGATTCTTCATTAGCTATAGATAATAGCATATATACAATGCCAGTACACCATTCAGGAGAATATACAGTTGAAGCATACGCATGGGATGGATATAATACTTTATATTCTAATACAGCTAGAAATAATCACGATGTATTATTAGCATCTCCAGGTATTTATACTATATCAAATAATCGTATTAAAGGAGATCCTAGTATACTACTTACAGATGTATCAACAATTATATCTGAAAATAATATTCCAGTATTCCAAAGAGAACTACCTTATTTAGGATTAGAATTTGATGAAGATTCTAGTGGATATTTCATAAAGGCACCATCTATAACATATTTCCAAAATCTTCCAGATAAAGGTTCTATTGATAAATTTTATCTCGCTTCAGAAAAAATAAAAAATATTACCGGTTCAATAATTGAAGTTGATAAATTATATGAAGATTTCTTAACTGGAGATGATGTAGTTTTAATTAAAACATATATTGGATCATATATGATGGTTGATGAAGCCAGTGCATATGTTACTTCTGGATATGGTGTGGGGAATTCTCTTATATTAGATAACCCACCAATTTTTTCATTAGATGGTTCACATAATATTTTCATACATAATGTAACAGAAAGAGAAACAAGTAATTTATCTAATAATCCTTTAGATATTACATTTTCTTTAGATGTTTCTGACTATACTTTCTTAGAGAACCAATTAGTTAATTTAATTGTAAAAGACGGTTGTACAGGAGGTGAATGGGGATCAAGTTATAGAGTTATAGATGTATCTGGTAATAATCATACATTCAATATGACATTCCCTCAATTTATAATTGATGGATCTTCTAGATATGATGTAAAAGCTAGACATTCATATGCTTCTTTTGCAAATTATGAATTAGATGTTTCATTAGCAATAGAGAAAAATGGTGCATTTCAAATTTATCATAATAATGATTATAGAGAACATTTTATAGATAATACTTTTGTAATGTTAAACATTTTATTTGATCAAGAACATACTAATGATTATTGGTATGATTCATCTAGCGAATTAGATTCATCTATTTATTATATCCATGAAAATACAACAACTGTAAATATTGGACAATTAGTTATTTTAAATACTATTTACGATCCTTCTACATATCTTCTTAACCAAAAAAATATTTGGACTATTCAAGAAAATTCTTCTAAAGATATTGTATTCAGAGTCTTCAATGAAAGAGTTCCATTTACTTTTGATGCCTCAGGATATTATGATGTAACAGTTGAGAGTTATGATATTTATGGAAATTTAGCTTATAGAAATTATCCAGGATTAATACACGTTGTATAATGAAAAGAATTCAACACACTAATGTTAATGTTATAGATATTAACAAATCATATGTAGAGATTGATGGTGTAGGATGGAGAATACCTCAACATATTAGCATCAAAGAAATAATGGATTTTATGCAATTAGATATCCCTAGAGAATCTAATGTAAAATTAGTTACTTTTGCAGATCAAGATGTGTCAGTTAATAGACCACCTGATACATATCTTTTAGAAAAACCATTAAACTTAGCAGTTGATGAAAATTTCCTTTATGTGTGGATAAATAAGAGATGGAAAAGAGTTCCATTATCTGAATTTTAACCTATTGGAAGAGGAGGTTGCCCGGGAAATCCATAAGTCTTAGAACCAGTAGGTGCAAAATCTGTAAATAAGAATTTTTGCCACTGGAAATTTTTCAATTTCAATTTTTCATAAGCTGGAAATGGGTCCTTTTTAATAGGAGCTAAACCAGGGATTAAACTAGCTGCTGAAATCGCCCCTAACATTTTATCATATTTATATCCTTCTAATCCACCACTAGTCATTAATTTTTCATTATCTAATTCAAATGGTTTAGTAATATTATCTAATTTTGTAGTATCTACATTATCATTCAATTCACTTGCCATATTAATGATAGGTTTTGGATTTTTTAAAGTTAATCCAAAATTAGCAGTGTTAGGTTGTAAAGTAATAGGAAGAGGCGCTATTGTTAGATTTATTTTTTCTACTAAACCATCTAATTTATCGAATTGAGCAGATACAAATTTCTCTGTATCTCCTATTTTTTTAAGAGCTGCATCAGTAGCAGTCGTTGTTGATCCTGCAACTGCAGTTCCTAATGTTGCTGCTTCATAAACAATTTTAAATTTCTTTTCTTCACCCCATTTTTTAAGTTTTAATTCTGTGAGTTCTGCTTTTAATTTAGCATTTTCAGCATTCCATATTGCTTGCTCTTTTTCAAAAGCTTTAGTTCTAGGTGGTCTTTCAATTCTATGATTTTTTATTTGTTCATCAACACTATTTATTTCGGGTTGTAAGTCATTAATAGAAGTAGATATATTTTCTAAATATGCGGTAAATGTAACATTTTTTAAGTTTATAACTATTTCTGATAATGTATTTTTAATACCTTCTATTGTTCCTTTTAATAAAGTAGTAGGATCAAAAATAGGTAGTGCATATTCAGAAGAATAATTAACCATTAGTACCATTGGAAACACCCAAATTCCTGTTATTGTTAACCCTAACACAATAAATCCATAAGGAGTAGTAATAGGTTTAATTGGAATATAAATAGTTGGAAATGGAATAGGAAATGGAGGTCCTAACCATCCTATAGCCCATCCGGTTCCTAAACTAGCTAATGTAGCAAAAGAACAATATTTAAGCCAATATTTCATTGATCCTAAATCAGTTTCTGTAGCTCCTCCTAAATTTGGATCTCTATCAGGTCCCTTGCATTTATTATTTTTGTCAGGTATTACATATATTCTGTATTCTTGACTGTTTATTTCAGATGTTGAATATCCTGTAAATAATGCTAAACTTTCTATTCTTTTTTCTAAATTAGAAATTTCTTTAGGCAAAGCGTCAAATCTTTTCCATAAGTTTCCAAAAAAATCAAAAATATAATTTCCTTCTTTAATAGCCTGTTGTTTATTATCAGCTTCTTTTAGATCTTTATATTTTACATTATTAG